ATGAAAAAGAAAAAAACAAATATAAAAACTATAATCAGACAAATCGTTAGAGAAGAAGTTGCGATGGCTATTAAAGAGGTAATAACCGAATTAAATAAACCAACTGAATCTAAACCAAAACCACAAAAGAAAATAGTTGAGAAAAAACAATTTACAGAAAATTCAGTATTGAATGATGTATTGAATGAAACAGCTCAAGATGATGGTTGGAAAACATTAGGTGGTGGTGAGTTTACTTCTGATAGAATGAATGAATTAGTTGGTAGACAATATGGTGATATGATGAATCAACAACCACAAGCTGTACCATCAAGTGACCCAATGAGTCAGTTTTTAAATAAGAATTATAGTGAAGTATTACAAAAGTCAATAGAAAAATCTAAAAACAAACTTGGAAGATAACAATGGGATTAAAAACAGATTTAATTGATGCAAAGATTGAGGGAATGAAGTTATCAGGAGCTAATGATGAAGCTATATTAAAAGCTCAAGACGCTCTTGAAACACAATGTCAATTAGAAGAAGATGCAATTGTTAATTTTTTAACTAATTGTCAATTTAGAGTAACTAACTTAGCTGCTAATGTTATATTGGAAGATTTTAAAATACCACCACAACGAGCTGACATTCAATCTACTGTTACATATGTATCACCATCAGGTGCACCTACACCATTGACAAATACAAGGAATGGTGTGTTAACAAAAGAGGTTGATGTAAATAAATCACCTGGTCCTGATGTAGATGGTTTTCAAGGAAGTACTGGACTTTTACAATCTACGGGTTATGTTTATATTGGTGGAGACCCTGGTTCACAAGATAATTTTGATGTTGAAGATGAGGATGGTATCAGAACATTTACATCGGTTAAATTATTTAGAGAAGATATAGAGGACTTATTAGGATAATGGCTATTAGAGATACATCAAGAAAACCCTATATTCAAGATAACGATACCAAAGTTAAAATTGGTATTGATTTACCAATTCGTAGAGGTGATGATAAAGATGGATTTTTTGCAACCACTTCAACAACCATTGAGGCTGTAAAAAACAATATACGAAATTTACTACAAACTGAAGAAGGAGAGAGATTTTTTCAACCAAGTTTAGGAATAGGACTTAGAAAAATTTTATTTGAACACATTACAAACGAAAATTTAATTGGTGTACAAGATGCTATATTAGATAAATTAGAATTTTGGTTACCATTTGTACAAGTTAGAGACATACAGGTTTTAAGTAGAAATAATACAACAGATATTGGAGCTAATGAAATTAGAGTAAAAATATTATTCAATATTCAACGAGACCCAAATACTTTAGATTCGGTAACTATGAATTTTTCAAGTAATGTAACAGAGGGAGATAGATAATGCCAACATATGGTAAAAACAATTTTAAAGAATCAAATGTAAATTATTTAAATAAAGATTTTGTTGCATTAAGACAATCATTGATGAATTATGCTAAATCTTATTTTCCAGATACTTATCGTGATTTTAATGAAACATCACCTGGTATGATGTTATTAGAAATGAACGCTTATGTAGGTGATGTGTTATCATTTTATATCGACCAACAATATAAAGAAATGTTGTTACCATTAGCTGAAGAAAGAAGAAATATAATTACGATGGCAAAAATGTTTGGTTATAAGATAAAACCAATTGTACCATCTTATGTTGATTTAACTTTTACATCAAATGTGAATGCTGATAGTGGTGATGTTTCTAAAGTTGATTATAATAATGCTGGTGTGTTTGATGAGGGTATTGAAATTCAATCTTCAGCGAATTCAGATATTGTTTTTACAACATTAGAACCAATTGATTTTAGAATTACAGCTTCCAATGATACTGAAACTATTGGTTCAAGTGATTCTAGTGGTTTAGCTTCAACTTACACTTTGTCAAGAACTGTAAAAGCTGTAAGTGCAACTCAAAAAACACTTTCATTTCAAATAGGAACTCCTGAAAAATTTAAAACACTTACCATACCTGATACAAATGTAATTGATATTATTTCTTGTGTGGATTCAAATGGAAATAATTGGTATGAAGTTGATTACTTAGCACAAGATAAAGTTCCAATTCAAACACATTATACTAATGATATAAATAGAGATTCAGCTTATTCGGCAGAGGATGGTAGTATTCAATCATCTGCGGCTGTACCTTTTTCATTAACGTACATCACAACACCAAAAAGATTTACCCGTGAAACAAATCAAGACAATACGACTTCACTTGTGTTTGGTAATGGAGTGTTGAAAAATGGACAACTTGTTGATGAAGGATTTATTGATATGGAACAAGTTGGTATTATAATACCTGGACAAACAAATGATTTAAATGTAGCTATTGACCCATTATTAGGTGATGAATATTCAACACTTGGTGAAACACCAAATAATACTACTTTAACAATTACATATCGTGTTGGTGGTGGAATTGATTCCAATGTTCCAAGTGGTGATTTATCAACAGGTGTGACTAATATAACAACCATTTCACCAACTATTGGAACAGCTACTCTTTCTACTGTTACAAATAATCAACCAGCTCGTGGTGGTAAAGATGAAGAGGATACAATTGAAATAAAAGAAAAGGCTAAAGCATTTTTTACTACACAAAACAGATGTGTTACAAAAGAAGATTATGAGGCTAGGGTATTGAATATACCAAGTAAGTTTGGAAGTATAGCAAAAGCGTATGTTACAAGAGGACAGGCTCTGAATGTTTTTGAATCTCAAATATCTATGGCCACTCAACAACTTAATAATTTACAACAAAGTTTTGAAAATAGTATTTTAGATATTATAGATGCAGTTCCTACTGATAGTGATATACAAACTTCGATTAAATTAAATAATTTTATAAGTGAAAATTTACCACAAATGTCTAATGTTGTGTTTTCAGACATATCAACTGAAGGTACAGAAATAATATCAACTATAAACATTTATTTATTAGGATATAATAATCAGAAACAATTAGTTGGTAATCCTCATGTGAACACGACTTTAACAAATGATAATTTACCAAATACTTTATTGACAAATATAAAAAATTACTTAGGAAATTTTAACTTATTAACAGATACTATAACAATAAATGATGGATACATTGTAAACTTTGGTGTAATATTTGATGTCATAGCTGAAAAGTATGCTAACAAACAACAAGTTAAATTAAATTGTATACAAAAAATTAAAGATTATTTTTCAATTGAAAAAATGCAATTTAATCAACCAATTTATAAAAGTGAATTAGAATTTGAATTAATGGGTGTAGAAGGTGTTCGTTCTATTGGACATGTAACCCTTACACAGAAAGATGATTATAATAGTGATGTATCGGATGCTAATTTAGAAGATGCTACTTATAGTTATTCGAGAGAAGGTGGTGAGTTTACAGACCAAACGACTGGTGAAGGTACACCTGGTTATGGATATAAGTATGATTTTTCATTTGCACTATCTGATGATGGAACAATTATATTACCACCAGAAACATCAACACCAACGGTTTTTGAATTGAAAAATCCAAATACAAATATACAAGGGAGAGTCAGATAATGCATCATTTTATTTTTCCAACACAAGACACTTGGATTTCAAGTGGTTCAAGTAAAATAGACGGAACATCTTTTAAAGACCAAAACTTTGGAAGAGACCAAATACTTGAAGTCAAAAAAGAATTTTTTAATTTATCATTCGACCACTTTACAAGAGCGTTGGTTCAATTTAGTGGAGATGAATTTACTGAATTATCTAAGTCAGTAGCTGATGGTACTATAGCATCAGATGCAAAATACTATTTAAGACTTTATGAAGCTGAGGGTAATGCTGAGATGACTGAGGAATACAAATTAGCAGTAAGACCAATATCACAATCTTGGACTGAAGGTACTGGTAAGTTTGGTGATAATCCAAAAAATACAAATGGTTGTAGTTTTGATAATCGTAGTAATCCAATTGGTGGAACAGCAGTGTCTTGGGCTAATGCTGGTGTATCAGTTTATCCTGTCAGTCAATCAGAACAAATATTTTCTAATCAAACTCCTGATGTTAATGTTGAAGTAACAGATATGGTTAATATGTGGTTAGAGGGGCAAGAAGAAAATTATGGTATGTTGATTAATTTTAGTGGTAGTCAAGAAACAGATGAAACCACATTTGGACATTTAAAATTCTTTTCAAGAAACACACATACAATTTACTCACCACAATTAGAAGTTCGTTGGGACGACCATGTACCATGTACTGGTGATAATACTGGTTCTTTAAATCAATTAGTGGTTAGTGGTTTGGAAGACAACTTTTTATTTATGAAGGGATTGAGAGAAGAATATAAAGTAGGTGAGAGAGTTAAGTTTAGAGTTGGTGCTAGAAAAAGATATATTCAAAAATCTTTTACCACATCGGTTCAAACTGTAACTGGTTCATTTATACCTGAAGGTAGTGGTTCATATGCAATTAAAGATGTGGCTACTGATGAGTTCATTGTTCCATTTGAAGATTCAACAGGAACAAGTTACACAAAACTTAGTTGTGATAGTAATTCAAATTATTTTATTCAATACTTGGATGGATTCTATCCTGATAGAGTTTATAAAATATTATTTAAACTAAAATACGATGATGGACAAGAACAAGTATTTGATAATGATTTTGAATTTATAGTTAAAAGGAAATAGTTATGCCAAACCACAATGAAAATTTAGAACGATTATTAGATTTAATAGCTGATTATTTAATTACGAGTGATATACCTGAAATGGAACAGGTAGTAAATCAATCACAAAAATATATTAGAGATGGACAACTACAACAGGGTGCTGGTGAAGGTGTATTAGCACTTTTTCAAAAAGATATAAAAGCAAATCAAGAAGATTTAAATAGTTTAATAACAATAAATCCCGGAGAAGAAAACGAAGGGGTAATACCCACATTACAACATTTAGCTGACACT